GCCTTTCACGCACTTGCAGAAGATTATTTCAAAGGTAAATTAGATACAGACAAATACTTGGAGAATAATCCATTGTCTGTTAGAATGTTCCAGTTGGCAAAGTCTACACTGAACCGTATTGATAACATTCATTGTCTAGAGACATTTTTGTATTCACACTACCTAGGTTTAGCAGGTCGAGTAGACTGCATTGCTGAATTCGATGGTGAGTTGGCAGTAATCGATTTTAAAACCTCCACTAAAGAAAAGAAGGAACAATGGATCGAAAGTTATTTCGTCCAAGAGACTGCATATGCAGCAATGTTCCTTGAACGATCTGGTTTAGAGGTAAAGAAAATTGTCACACTTATCGCCACCGAAGAGGGAACTATTCAAGTCTTTCAGAAGTACAATCTTGATGACTATTTACAATTACTTAAATCCTATATCGAGGAATTCGTCAGGGGGAGAACCTATGCCTGAAAAAAAATTAGAGGATAAGTTTCTCACACCCACTAAGTTTTCCCTAGAGATAGAGAGATTAGTAAAGAGAAGCAACGGTCTCATTACATACATTGAAGCAGTGGTAACTTACTGCCAAGAGAATGAGATTGAAATCGACACAGTTCCTAAACTGATGTCCAAACCCTTGAAAGAACGCTTGCGACATGAAGCAGAGCGTCTAAACTACATGAAGAAACGATCTAAAGGAGTTCTACCGCTGTGACTGGTTATGAAGTGTATAAAACGTATCTCGCACTACGAATGCACTTCACCAACGAAAAATATGATTACCAAAAATACAGAGGGAAAGTAACGGCATCCGAAAAATCATTTGAGGAGCGCAGAGATCGTTACTTCTTTAAAAAATTAGCAACTAAGTATTCAGATAATGAACTCATGGATTACTTTGTTGCTAATTTTTTGCATGATCCTAGAGGATATATTAAATCTTTTCATGACGGAAATTACGAAAGATGGAAGATACTTCAAGAGTCTTTCTCTTATAAATTCAGACAGGACGTAGATCTCCTGCTTACATACTTTGATGCACCCTATCAAGATAAGTTTGACCTGCTATTCAAAGTAAAGGAGGGAAGTCACCCGCCAATCCTGAGGCATTATCTATCAGGAGAAATTACATTAGAAACATTAGTTGTATTTGAAACATGTTTGGGATACGTTGATCGGTTCGATAAGGTATTAAAGGATCCTGTCTGGAAAGATATCAGACGAAGGATTATAAAATACCAACCGTTTCTTCACGTTAACTGTGACAAATATAAGCAAGTGATACTAACAGTTATTAGGACGAAGTTATGAGTTTTTTCAAGTCAGAGCAAGTACAAACAAACCTTCACGACATTTTTGAAACCTATCAAGACATTGCATCAATGACTTCTAAACTAGGAAGCATGAGTAAACAAGAAAAATTGGATCATATTGAAGATTGTAAGGTTTTAATCGACAAACAACGCACATTCTATGGTAGACTGTGCCTTGCTGCATCGGAAGATACTGAAGCAGCAGATATGAGGACCCGCATCAACGCACTGTCTCAGGCGTTTGGGTATCGGGATCTCCTAGAGTGCATGGATGCAATGGTGGCGACACTTGAAGCAGCGGCACAACGGGAGGTTGACACCTGATATATAGTATGCTACGATAACCCAGTAGCACACAAAACACACACTCAATACGGAGAATACGAACATGTCTTTTGCCTCTCTTAAGAAGGCGTCCTCTAAAGGTGACACCTTTGCAAAACTCACCCGCGAGATTGACAAACTGAATCAGCCTGCTGCTGGTTCTTCTGCCGACGAACGTTTCTGGAAACCTGAACTGGACAAGTCTGGTAACGGATACGCAGTCATCCGATTCCTCCCTGCACCTGAAGGCGAAGATATGCCTTGGGCAAAGGTATGGTCTCATGCTTTCAAAGGTCCTGGTGGACAGTGGTATATTGAGAACTCTCTCACCACTCTCGGTAAGGATGATCCTGTCGGTGAACTGAACCGCGAACTGTGGAACAGTGGTCGTGATAGCGATAAGGAGATCGCTCGTGCTCAAAAGCGTAAACTCTCCTACTACGCCAACATCTATGTTGTACAAGATCCTACTCATCCTGAGAACGAGGGTCGTGTATTCCTCTACAAGTTCGGTAAGAAGATCTTCGACAAACTGGTTGAAGCAATGCAACCTGCATTTGCAGACGAGTCTCCTGTCGATCCTTTCAACTTCTGGAAGGGTGCTGACTTCAAACTGAAGATCCGCAAGGTCGATGGTTACTGGAACTATGACAAGTCTGAGTTCGCTGCACCTGGTGTGCTCGGTGGATTTGATGACGATAAACTGGAGAACATCTGGAGTCAAGGATATTCTCTCGCAGAATTTGAAGATACTAAAAACTTCAAGTCCTACGAGCAACTTCAGGCACGTCTGAACTTGGTGCTTGGCAAGACTGCACCTGCTGCACGTCCTATTGATGAGTCCCTTGAGGATGAGTCTGAAGGTCGTGGTAGTTTCAACTCTCCTGACATCACTCCCTCTAATCAACCTGATTGGGGTGCTGAAGTCAAGGACTTCCGTGAAAAAGCAGTTGCATCTTCTCCTGTAGAAGAAGATGATGCTCTGTCCTACTTTGCTAAACTTGCTGAAGAGGATTGATGAAACCTATTACACTCGATGAATACAAAGAAGCAGGGGAAGAGTTCTTCCCCAAATACTTCTACGTTGCTAAAGAGTTGGGCGAAGATGCTAAGGCAGAAGAGATTCTTAAAGTTATGGAGTCTCTTGCTGGTGTTGTTATGAAAAAACGAGTTGAAAATAAACTCGCTCCCTTCGGATTCAATAAGAATAAGGAGGAAAAGGAAGAATGAACCTGTTTGCCCAAGCCCAACTCAATCTCGTGGAAGCATGGAATATGAGTTGGGAAGAGGGCATCCAGTTTATCATTGTTCTGGTTGCTCTATACTATGCAAAAAAGAGAATGGATCTTTACTTTGCTAAGAAGCAAGCAAAGACTACCATTTACAAAGTCAAATTAATTAAAGACGAATGAAACTTGTACTTGCTGCTCTGATGACACTCTCTGCTCTACCTGTTAGCGCAGAAAGTATTGGTGATCGTAGTAATCGCCAAGCATATGCATCCCAAAGGGGATGGGCTCAAGAGGAAAAGTGTTATCGAAATGAATATCGTGAAGAGTATGTTCCTGGCACGAGTCGTTCTCCTGGATATGTGAAGACATACAGGCAGCGAGTCAAAGTTCCTTGTGAGAACTATCATCATCCTGATGTTGGTCACACTCATGGTGATGTAGATGACAACTCTTGTATTGAAGGAGGAGTCTTAGGTGGCATCGGCGGTGCAGCTGCAGGTGCTGCTCTGTCCCGAGGTGACGGTCGTCTCTGGGCAATCCCTCTTGGTATTGTCGGCGGTGCGATGGTAGGATGTCAAGTTGATGGAGGGTAAAACGAAATTCGACTTTTAATTACCAAAAAGTCGAAAAAAAATTCCCGCCAATTTTTTGACCTGTAGGGTTTTTCAACTAAATTGTTGTTCTAACAATATCCGAAGTAAATTATCTTTCATCTGTTGTAACGCCATTTGTTCATAAGGATCAGCGTTATTACCAGGCCACTTATCCAAATGAAAACAGACGGACTTGTACAATAGTATGAGTCCGTCTTTTGTTATGCCAAATTCTATATAATCTTGCGTGGGGTCAATATCCATAACCTGATCCTCCACCGCTACTGCCAGAGGATCCAGAAGAGGAGGAAGAAGAACTAGAAGAACTAGAAGAGGAAGAACTGCTAGAAGAACTACTAGAAGATGATGTAGAACTGGATGTTGATGTAGTGGTGGTTGTTGTAGTAGTTACTGTGCCCACACCAGTAGAAGTGGTAGTGCTTGTCGCTACACCTGCATCAGTGCTAGAAGTTTGACCATAATCGAAGGTAATATCACTAATTTCTTCGGTTGAGACAGGACTTTGATAGGTTGCTGAACCAATATTATTAAGGAATCTAGATGCAAGACTAATAGGAGTCTTTTTGTTATTAAATTCATCAAGTTCAGTATGAGGTTCGTATTGAACTAATTCTTCAATCTCTTCAACCATAAGATCAACCATAGAAGCACGAGGAATTACAATCTGTCTCTTCTGTTCATTTACATAATATTCGTGTTCATAATTGGTGATAGAATAGATTGATTCTGCCTTTGATTTTGTTGTTCCATCAGGCATGATTGCTCTAAAACTTTCATTTACTTCAATACCTTCTTTCAGATAAACAACATTATTCCAAAGAACCTCATTTGTTTCCCAATGGTGAATAGCATCAGGATCTTCATAAACTTCTTTGGTATATGCTTCTAAATCTGTGAGAGTCTTTGGCCATTCTGAGTAAATATCGACCATATCATTAATTAAGACAATAACCCAGTCTAAGAACTGATCATCAAATAAATCGTATGCAAGACTAGATGGTGTGTCACCATCTTTAACTTCATATGCTTCAAATAAGGTAGCATATTGATTAAGATCGTCTCTTGCTCTTACTTTTCGGAATATATTTTTAACAAGACGGTATTTTACAGATTCATCGTCTGTAATACCTTCACCAACATATACATTAGGGAAATAGGAAAAATACGACATATTAGAAACCTTTGTCTACGTCTTCTGCGGTCACGAATCTAGTTTCAGTGAACTGTAATCCTAGTTGAACAGCAGGTACATGAACACCTGCAAATTCACCTGTTTTTACAAGTTGTTTGAATGATGCATATTGACCATCGGGGGTATAGTTAACATTAATACCTGTACAAACCGATGTGTGAATCTTGAAGTGAATGTTATCTGTATCGTCACTAACCAATCCGTTAGGTTGCATACGGACAAACTTAATATTGAATTTTTCAGGAACTTCAAAGAATCTTGCTTTCTTCTCTGCTCCATATTTAGGTAAAGCACCCTGTTTTAAGTAAGCAATGATCTTAGCAATTTCATCTGCTTCCTTTGCATCTCTAGCAAACATCTTAAAGTTGAACGAGTGTGTTCTAAATGTCATGTTAGAGAACATTTGCTCAGTATATGGGTTGAAAACCTTACCCTTTGTCAACTGAACAATATCATTAGCATTGAATGATCCTGCTAAACCTAAGAACTGCGAAGCACCAGATGCTGCTTGTGCAAAAGCACCCTGAGTAAATTCTGGAAGTGCTTTTCCTGCTGCTTCTTGAATTGTTGTTGCAATACTTGCAAGATCTCCATCAGCAGCACCAACTTGTCCTTCAGCAAGTGCCATACCTGCTACACCAAGATCTGTTTGACGATATGCTGGCGCATAATTCGTCGAAAGAGTACTAGGCATGGCAATATATACCCGATCCTTATCGGGTTTTAACTGCACTTTATTATCAGGCATGTTCAATCCATAGTAGTTACTACTTTGATCATCATACTTGATAACCTGTCTATGGAACATTACATAGTCAATGGCTTC